AGAAGGCTATCACGAATATTTCTTGAGGGGTAACAAGTTTGAAACTAAACTGCACTTTAGAGTAATAGAAGTGGATGGAAAGGAAATGTGGTTGGCTTGGACAGGGTATAAACAGAAGCCAGCAGATAAAGACACTGATGCTGGACTATGGAATATTTACGAAGATAAGTATAAAAAATTGCCACTTCCACCTAAATGAACCGTGTCTTTAATATAGTGAAAGAAATTACAAGGGGTTGAAGAACATGAGCATTAGTGTCATGGCAACAAGGAATGATGATTTCAGAATTCTAAAAAGCGATGATTTAATGATTGGAGGATATGCAAGTATTGAAATCGTGGATAAACAAAACGATTTAATTACATTAAATGCATTAAAAACCGCAGTTACAAAATTCATGGAAGATAAAAAATTCAGAAATGTAATGACAAATCATTCAAATGTTCAAGTTGGAGAAGTTGTGGACTCTTATAGGGATAAAACCGGAAAACTATGGAAATCGGAAGTTGATGATGTAGGGTTCTTTGTAGTAATTAAATTAAGGGATGACATAGAAAAAGCCAAAGAGGTTGGAAGAGGTATTCGCAAAGGCACATTAAGGTCTTTTAGCATAGGTGGACAAGCATTACAAAAAGTAAAGAAAAGCCACAGTGAATTAGGGGAGTATAACGAGATAAGTAAATTAGAACTCCATGAAGTAACAATATGTGAAAAAGGCATTAATCCCGAAGCGAAGTTTGATATTCTGAAACAAGATATTGGAGATGAAAAAATGAGTGATAAACTTGAAAAGGCACTTGACGAACTCGATGTTCTCTTGAAAGAAGTCGAGATGTTGAGAGAGAAGGGCGATGAGGAAATGGCTGAATATGCCGATGAATCTGATACAAATGAAATGACTGAAATGGCTGATGAAATGATGATGGAAAGAGCCGATGAGGATGATAAAGAGGCTGAAGATGAGGATAAAGAAGCAGGTAACTATGATAAGGAAATGACTTCTGATAAAGCATACCTTCGTACTCTTGATGGTGCTGGAAACCAAATTGGTGAACCAGCAGATAGAATCGTCATTAACAACGGAAAGCCAACTGCTTCCGATATGCCTGTTGTAAAGGCATTTGAAAACAATGAGTTTGATACACTAAACCTATCAAATGCAAACATTGAGAAGGCTTACGAAGCATTCCGTCAAGAACAACTTGAAGCACTTGCATACGATAATCTTCGCAAGTCCTTTGAATCTCGATTTGAGAGAGAAGTGGCAAACCGTGAGAACATTCTTGCAAAGTCACAATACGATGCACAGGCTGAAATTGCTTCTATTAAGGAAGAGTTTAGCGAATTGAGAAAATCTCTTACTGCTGAAAAGGAAACTATCCTAAAGGCACAAGAAGAGTCAGTAATTAAGATGCCAAGCATTGATGATATTGCATCAATGGATTGGTCTGATATTCACAAAATGGTGAACAATATTTAAGGTGATTAAGATGGTAGGATATATTAACACAATTGCAGATTTAGAAGCACAAACATACGGAATGAATCTACCTGCTGGTAATGCTTTACTAAAGCAAGCCGGTATGGTTGGCGGAATACATTCGGGTCATGACGGTGGGCCAGCATTTAGCGGTTCAGCCGTTTCTGATGTATCAGCACTATACAATGTAGTTTATGGACAAAAGGTTTGGTCTATGCTAAACCGTGAAGTTAACGCATTGTCTATGATTTCAAAGAGGCCATACACTTCAAGCGGTTGGAGAGTATTAAAGAGCAGACCTGCTGGTGGTAGCGGTAATCTATTTACTGTTGACAAAGCAAATGTTTCCCTAACATTGGGAGAATTGGGTTCAGATACACCAAGAGCAGATTCTATTGGTGGTGTTCCAGAGAATGCTGGTCTTTCAACTGCACAAGATGGATTGGGGCCAATTGCACCAACTTATGCTCAATTGAACATGAGTCCAAAAGTTGTTGCACACCAATTTGATTTCAGTGAATTGGCAATGGAGATGGCACAAATTGACGATGGAATTGGCGATATTAGAGCGCAAATGCGTGAAGATATGGGTAAGCACCATGCAGAAGTACAAAACAAGATGCTTGTTATGCCACTAGAGTTTTATGGTGAAGCGTCACTATTGCCTAACATTGCTAATAACTACACATCATTGTTGAAGGTTATTACTTCAAAGGCTGAATTAGACCTATTAGATGCACAATCTTCTCTAATGACAGATAGTGCTACTGCAACAAATGTAAGTCACATTTACGGTACAAACCGTGATAGTGCTTCATTCCTTGATGCTGAAGTAGATGCTGGTTCTACTTATGCAGCAACAGGAGTTAGGTCACTAACTCTAACTTTGCTAAATAACATGGTTCGCAACCTAAGACTTGCTGGTGGTTCACCAAAGGTTATTCTAACCGGATATGATACCATTCAAGCACTTGCAGACCTATTGCAAAGCCAAGAGAGATTCATGGATAGAAAGGAAATTGTTCCAACAGTGAACGGTGTTCGTGGAACAAAGGGTCAAGAAGTCGGATTTAGAGTAGCAACATACTACGATATTCCGCTAATTCCTGTAAAGGACATGACTACTACCGGACTTGCTTCAACAAAACTATCAGACCTATTGTTCCTTGATACAGACCATCTATGGCTATCAGTTATGAAGCCAACTCAATACTTTGAAGATGGTATTTCTAATGGAAACCCATTCGGTGTAGGAACACTCGGAAACCGTGCATTATACCGTACTATCGGTGAAGTCGGTTGTTCGTTCTTCAAGGGTCAAGGAAAGATTACTAACATACAGTGAGGAAATAAGGAGAGGATAATATGGCATTTGCAACAGTTATACACTTAGAAATGAATTTGGAAGGAAACAGAAAGATAGTTTGTGGTCAAACTACTTCTGATAGCACAGACGGAAATATTGAAACAGGGCTTTCAAAGGTTGATTCTTTAGTATTTACCCATAAGGGTTCTGCTGAAGAAGCGGCGGCGGCAGTAATTAATGCTGATTTGCCACTTTCAAGCGGTGATGTAGCAATACATTGTGTTAGCGGTGATGTAGTTTATTTCATGGCAATCGGACAGTGAGGCGGTATAAATGGTAACAGTTACTATTTTAGCCGACCATAAAGGCGTTGCTCGACCAAGAGTACACGGTGACGAATATGTGGTTGATGCAACAATTAATGTTGACCCGCATGTAGCGGCAGGTGCGCCTATTCTTGCAAGTCTTTTTGGGCTTTCAAGAATCACTGCGGTACATATTACAGGGGTAGAAAAGTTTGATACTTTTCTTCCTCAAATACATATTAGTGCCACTGATGGTTCTTATATGGATGATGCCGGTAACTCAGTGACAGACCGATTTACACTTGTAGCAACAGATTTAGATGGTTCTAACGCTAGTGCTTCTGATGCTGACGATGTTGGAATGGTACGAGTTAGAGTTTATGGATTGATTTGAGGTGAATTAGTTGGTTAAACTTAAACTAACACCTAATTCATCAATGGGTCTTTTGAAAGTTACACCAACACAGGAAATCACAAGAGAAAAAGAAATAGAAGTTAGCGTTGCCTTTGCGATTAATCGCATTGGCGACCCTAACTATCTATTTACTTTTGAAGAATGTGACCGTTCTGAGTTGGAAAACGCTGATGAAAAGTTATTGGCAAGTGCTTCTATTGGTCTAAAAAGAGAATTAACCGCAAAGGATTTGGTTGATACTCTACTACCAAAGAAAGTAGTGCCAAAGAAAACTACACCAAAGAAAACTACGAAGAAGGCTAAGTCCTCTCTATCTACTGAATAATATCGGTAGTATTAATAGAGAGGCGTAGCCTCCCTCAAGTGAAACAGGTGATACTATGGGATATTCGTGTAGGTCAAGTGGAGTATTAGGCGCAAGTAAATTAATTGTTACAGGTAGAACAAAATTAGTTAGTATTCATGCGGCTCTTTTTGTTACGGGTGGTAGCGCAGTAACCATTAATGTCTATGATGGACTAGATAATACAGGCACTAAAATAGCCATGATTGCTAGTGCAACTAATGGCTATCATAATTTAGAATATGATATGCACGGAGTTTTGTGCAATACGGGATTATACCTAGAAGTAGCGGAAGCCGGTTCATCCACCGTTAATGTTTCTATTGAGTTTAACTGAGGTGGTTAAATGGCGGCATTAAACCAAGATACAAGATTAATTATGACTATACTATTCGTTGGCACTGTTAGCGGTGCTAATGTATATTTTTATGCTAACTACGGGGTTAATTTCCCATACACTACATTGGCCCATGCTACTTTGTTTGGGCTAATTACGGTTGGTGGAATTATGTGCCTAAAGGCTATTTTTGATTTATCACTTAATGATAAGATAGAGTTGAGATTGTTAGATAGAAGAATCAATGCTTATTGGGAACGCAGAGCGAGAGATGAGCAACAAAGACAAAAACTTACAGAAACTATGAAGCAATACAATACTAATGTTATTGCACCAAGCACTTCAATGTACGAAACCGAAAACACAATCTCAAATGATTTTTTGGCTAAACTACAATGAGGTGGTTAAATGTTTAATGACATAATGGGTTTTACAGAAACCGACTATGTTTATAATCAAAGCAGAGCGCACTCTGCTGATATGTTTTTTATGAAAATGAGAATGTGGTTTTGGGTCACTTGTGCCTCTTTATCATTTTTCTTTTTAGGAAACATAATGGGAGTTTTTGACATAAATGTTGTTGGTTGGTTAGTAGACAACCTTTGGCATTCTTGGGAGGTTTAATCTTGTCAGTAATGACAGGATTCGCTATTCTTGTTGGAGAAGCAATGATAGGTTTTTGGAAAAAAATACATGCAATTAATTTCGGCGTTTATGGGGCGACAATGGTAGGCAAAACAACATTAAGTCATCAATTAAGAACAAGGGGAGAAGTACAACAAATCAATGAAAGGACTGTTGGGTTACATAGACCAACAAGAAAAACAATTAAGATAGATGGAGATATGCACACTATAAGAAGTTCTGATATAGGGGGAGAAGCGATATATTGGAAAGAATGGGCTAAAGACATGAGAATGAGAAAACCCAAATACATTATTTTTATGATAGACCATAGACATTTAGATAGTGGAGTTAATTTAGACCATCAAGTAGCGTGGAAGTTTTTGGTTGATGTTATTATTAATGATAGATGGCCTAACGGTAAAAAGAAAAAAGAAAAAGATTATCCTTTAGCAATAGGAATATGGGCTAATAAATATGACATATGGGGAGAGAAATATAAATCAGAAAAGTCTATTGAAAAACATGAGATTTTTGAACCTTTCAAATACGGTATGAGGCAACTAAATGATAAAGGAATACCGACATTCAAATATATAGTATCAGCAAAATCAGACCCCGAAATGGTGTATAAAGGAATCACTACGATGATAAAAGATTATTGAGGAATAAATATGGCATACCAACAACCTAATTTAATTGGGACTAATGTTTCAGTAACACCTAATTCAAGCAACCCAAGTCAAATACAAGCATTTTCTTTGAATAAGTTTTTACCTAAACTACAACAGTTTAGAGCAGGTGGAAACATAACAGAATACAAATACGATGCTATTAAACCCAAAAAGCAACTAAAAGAAATAAAAAAGATTCTATTACCGGAAAAGAAAAGTTTCCTAAAAGTAAAGTATGGTAATAAGTTTAATTTTAAGGATATTTGTGTTGTTTGCGGTACACATCATGTTTGGGAGTCGGGAGATTTCCTAAGACCTCCTATTCCTTTAGATAAAGTAACAAAGGGTAGACCAATGAG